CGCGATCAAGGGGAAGGGCGGTCCAGGCAATCCCGCCATCGTCGGAAAACCCACGAGAAACAACAGGCACCGGACGGCCCTTTTCACGCTCGGCGTGGACACTCTGAAGGAGCTCTTTTTCTCGCGTCTCAAGGTGGAGGACCCGGGGCCGGGATATTGCCATTTCCCGAAGGGCCCGGAAAAGGGCCATGACAGGGCCTATTACCTGGGAATCACGTCGGAAAAGAAGATGCTCCGCTACAGGAAAGGGCGACCCTACATCGAGTGGGTGAAGCGGCGGTCCGGGATCCGGAACGAACCGCTTGACTGTCGAATCTACGCGACGGGGGCCCTGGAGATCTTCAATCCCGATCTCGAGAAACTGGCCAAAAGTGGCCCGAAGGCACGGCGCTATGCCCAAAACTCTCCCATGACGGCGCAGCGGATGCATGTGGGCCGGCGCCGCAGGGTCATCAGCAAGGGTATCGGTTAGGGGTGAAAACATGGCCGAATGGACACTGACTGAGGCACAGCAGCACCTGGACGATTGGCTCGAGGCCGAGCGGGCCCTCGCGACTGGCCAATCCTACAACATGAACGGCTATTCGCTGACGCGGGCGGACTTGCAGACCGTCCGGGACCGGATCAATTTCTGGCGCGCCGAAGTGACCCGGCTTACGGCCGGACGAAAGAGCGGGCCGAAAATCTTCCGCGTCGTTCCGAGGGATCTGTGATGAGCATCGTCGACAGGCTCGTAGGGATCGTGTCCCCGGAGCGTGAGGAAAAGCGTCTGGCTGCCAGGGTTCGCGTGAGCACGATACGGCGGTTCATGAACAAGGGCTACGACCAGCACGGGGCGAGCGTGGCCAAAAAGATCCTCCGCGGGTGGCGGACACAGGCCGGCGATCCCGACGACGACATCGTCAAGAATCTGGCCAAGCTCCGGGAACGCTCCCGGGACCTTTGGATGGGGGAATCCCTCGCCACGGGGGCCCTGAAGACGATCCGGACTAACGTCGTCGGTCCGGGGCTGGTACCGAACGCCATGATCCGAAACGACATCCTCGGCCTGACGGAGGACAAGAAGAGCGAATGGGAGCGCCGCGTCGAGGAACTCTGGACCTACTGGGCCGGCTCGACGGAATGCGATATCCGGAGGATGCACACTTTCGGGATGTTGCAGGGGCTCGCCATGCTCTCGGTTCTCATGAACGGAGACGCTTTCGTCTTGCTGCCCATGATTCCCAGGGACGGGAGCCTCTTCGACCTTCGGGTCCGGCTGATCGAATCGGACCGGGTCGGTGACCCGTCGCCGAAGCCGAAGGATGCGGACGTGCTCGGGGGCGTCGAAGTCGACGGAAACGGATGCCCTCGAGCCTACTGGATCGCGAACCGGCATCCCGCAGGAAGCGGGACGGGACAGATCAAATACGAACGGCTGGACGCCTTCGGAAAGGATTCTGGCAGGCGGAACATCCTGCATCTCATCGATCCGGAACGCATCGAGCAGCGCCGCGGGGTGCCCGTCTTGGCGCCGGTGATCGGGGACCTGAAGCAGCTCAGCAGGTACAAGGAAGCGGAACTCGTCGCTGCCGTGGTCAGCGGATACTTTACGGTTTTCGTCAAGACGCCGGTACCGGGCGCGGAATCGCTCGGCGAGGCGATCCCTCTGGAAGACCAGGTGGATGCCGACGACGCGACCACGATAGAACTCGGCAACGGGTCCGTCGTGGGGCTTGCTCCAGGGGAGGATATCACCACGGCGAGCCCGAGCCGGCCGAACTCGAATTTCGAGAGCTTCGTGGCCTCGATCAGCCGGCAGATCGGAGCGGCCCTGGATCTGCCCTACGAGGTCCTGATCAAGCATTTTACGGCCAGTTATTCGGCCTCGAGGGGAGCGCTTCTGGAGGCCTGGAAGTTCTTCAAGGTCCGGAGGGCCTGGCTGGCGGCCATGAAATGCCAGCCGATCTACGAAGAGTTCGTCACCGAAGCGGTAGCCCGTGGGTATCTCGAAGCCCCGGGCTTTTTTGATGATCCCTTGGTCCGGTGGGCCTATACGCGGGCGGACTGGAACGGGCCCACCCAGGGACAGCTGGATCCGCTGAAAGAAGCCAAGGCCGCGAAGATCCGCGTCGATGAAGGCTTTTCTACCAGGGCCCGTGAGACTGCGGAAATGACCGGCGGCGACTGGGAGTCCTTCCACGCGCAGCGCGTCAAGGAGGAACGAATGCGACGTGAGGCGGGATTCGGACCGTCCGAGCCGATGCCGGAAGAGAGGGATGACGATGTCACAGAAGGCGACATCACGACAGAGTAAGGAAAGGGGCAAAGAGGGGCCCGATCGAACACATACGGCCGGAGGGAGGGAGGAAATGCCGAAACGTTTCTGGAATTTCAGGGCGCAGGAAAACGGGGTGGCGGAACTTCTGCTTTACGGGGTGATCGACGAAGACGAATCCTGGGGTGGAGTCGGGGCACGGGAGTTCGCGAAGGAGCTGAAAGGGCTCGGCGACGTCCGGGAGATCCGGGTACGGATCAATTCTTCGGGCGGATACGTTTTCGCCGGTCAGGCGATCTATTCGACGCTCAAGCGGCATAAGGCCACGGTGACGGTGTACGTGGACGGTCTCGCCGCATCCATCGCGAGCGTCATCGCCATGGCGGGAGACAGGGTCATCATGCCGAAAAACGCGCTCATGATGGTCCACAACCCCTGGGGGCTCGCCGTCGGCGACGCGGAGGACATGCGCAAGACGGCGGAGGTCCTCGATACCATAACGGAGACGATCATTTCCGCCTACCAGGACAAGACGGGACTGGAGCGCGACGACATCCTGGAGCTCATGGAAGCCGAGACATGGATGACCGCCCAGGATGCCCTGGATTGGGGCTTCATCGACGAGATCGAAGGGGAAGGGCAGATCGCGGCCTCCGTCCGTGGTCGGCAGCTGGTGGTCAAGTCCGGAATCGGCGAGGCCAGGCTTTCCCTGGAATCGCTCAAGCAGACGGAGGAGCTGAAGAGGAAAGTTGCGGCCTTGCCGGCCGCTCGAGATGAAAGGCCAGGATGTGGCGAAACGATTGAACCGGAAGGAGGAGCGGTAATGAACCTTGAAGAGCTGGCGGAGCAGTATCCCGAGCTCCTGGAAGAAATCCGGAACCAGGCCCGAACGGAAGGGGCAAAGCAGGAGCGGGAGCGGATCAGGGCGATCGAGGATCTGGCGGTGAAGGGCTTCGAGGAGATCGTGACGAAGGCGAAGTTCGAGGAGCCTAAACAGCCCGAGGACGTGGCCGTTGAGATCGTCAAGGCCCAGAAGCAGCGGGGCGAGAAGGTGCTTGAAGACCTTCGCAAGGATGCGAAGGCCCTCGAGGGTGTGCAGCCCGGGGCGACGGAACTCGACGCCGGAAAAGGCGAAGAGGATGAAGTCGATGACATGGCTTCAAAGATCGCTCTGGCGTTCAGGCGGCGGTAGGCCGCGAAATGACGGAAAAGGGGTGAACGTGAAATGAGTGAAATCTACACGCCGGCGAATCTGTTTGCCGGAAGTTCCATGCCCATCGTGTCCGGAACGATGATCCTGGCGTCGGGGCAGAACCTTGCGCGGGGGTCCGTGCTGGGCAAGGTAACGAAAGCTTTGGGGTCCGTCGTCTCCGGATCGAACACCGGCGACGGCGAACTCTCCGGGATCGCCCTCGGCGCAAGGGCGCAGATCGGAAGCTATGCGCTGGTCTGTATCGCTGCGCCGTCCGGAGCGGGCGCGAACGATGCGGTCTTCGCCGTCTATGCACCCGACGGGTCGCGTCTGGAGGATGCAGTTCAGGGCGTAGCCTACGCGAACGGGCACCTGGAGTTCACCATCGGGAACGCGACCGCCGCGGATTTCGCGGTGGATGACAGCTTTGCCGTTCCCGTGACGGCCGGGTCCGGGTACGCCAAGCTCGTCGACAGCGCGAACGTGGACGGCAGCGCGGAGCCCGTGGCGATCCTGGCTGACGATGTGGAGGCCACGGGAGGGGACAAGCCCGCACCGGTGTATCTGACGGGCGAATTCAACGAGGATGCCCTGACCTTCGGAGGCAGCGACGATGCGGATACGCATCGCGACGCCCTTCGGGATCTCGGGATCCTCCTCAAGACGATCGGATAAGGGGGTGGCATGAATGCCCATCAGCATTTTTGAAACGCGCACCATGCTCAAGGCCCTGGAGCAGAGACCGGCGCCGAAGACCTTCATCCGGGATATGTTCTTCAGGGACGTGGAATATTCCGACACGTCGAAAGTCGATGTGGATGTCCAGAAGGGGACCAGGAAAATGGCGCCATTCGTTTCGCCCGTTCTGGCCGGGAAGGTTCTGGCGAACCAGGGTTTTACCACGCACACCTTCGAGGCTCCGCTTCTGAAGCCGAAAAAGCAGACCACCGCGGAAGACATCCTGAACCGGCTGCCCGGGGAGGCGCTCTATTCCGGCATGTCTCCCGACGAGCGGGCCGCGGTGAAGCTCGGAAAGGATCTTGCCGAGCTCGACGACGCCATCCTCAGAAGGGAAGAGTGGATGTGCGCCCAAGCACTTTTCGCCGGGAAGATCGCCGTGGAGGGCGAGGGCGTTAGTTACGAGATCGATTTCTCCGTTCCTTCGGACGCGCTGATCGGGGACGCCCTCTGGAGCGCCGAAGCGTCGAACCCGCTGGATACGCTGCGCCTGTTCTTCGGCGAGGTGGTGAAAGGGTCCGGCGTGAATCCCGACGTCTGCATTATGGCGCCCGACGTGGTGCCCTATTTCCTCAACCATGCCAAGGTGCAGAATCTGCTCGACAAGCGTCTCATCAACACGGGGCAGATCGATCCGAAGCAGCTTCCGAACGGGGCGACCTACCTAGGGCACATCAACGAGCTGGGTCTCGACGTCTACTCCTATCTGGAGTGGTACGTGGACGACACCGGAACCCAGCAGCCCATGGTTCCGGAGAAGAAAGTCCTTCTCGGGTCCACCAGGGCCCAGACGGTCATGAACTACGGAGCGGTCGTCACGAAGGACGAATCCGGCCAGATGGTGACGTACATGGCGAACCGGGTGCCCCGCAGCTGGGTCGACGACGATCCGGTCGTGAGGTGGGTGCAGCTCCAGAGCCGGCCCTTGCCGGTACCGACCCAGGTCGATGCCTTCTACGTGATCGAGGTGATCTCCTGATGATACGGGCCCTGAAACGCCTCAGATCGCTCAGGGCCCTCTACCTGCCCGGGGACGAGATCCCCGGGCTTTCTCACGAAGAGGAGAAACGGCTGATCGAAAAAGGGTATGCCGAACGAGTTGCCGAAACCAAAAATGATGAACCGGAAAAAACTGTCGCAAAAGATCCGGAGCCCGTCGCCGAAAAGGCGAAAGCCGATGAGGAGGCTATATTGAAAACGTCCGGCAAACCCGAGACTAAAACGCCGAGGAAACGGGGGTCAGGAAAGAAGGGATCTGAATGAACTTCAAAGACCAGGTCCGGGCGGACTTGGAGACCCTCCTGGGTGGGGAATTCGCCGAAGACGTGGAGATAGAGGGCGCGATGGTGTCCGCCGTCGTGTCCAGGGATGCGGCGCCCGAATCGGGAAACGAGTTGGCTTCGGAGGGGAGCTCCGCGCGAGCGACGGTTTTCCTGTCGGCCAAAGAGGTCGACAAGCCCCAGCGCGGGGACGTCGTCAAGGATTCGGGCGGCGTGGTCTGGAAGGTCGTCCAGGTACGGCCTTTACCCGGGGCCTATAGTCTCCTTTGCGTCTCGGAAGAGAACCCCTGGGGGTGACGCCGTGAAGACCACCGTTGAAGTCAAGGACGAGGCGAGCCCTTGGCTCGAGTGGGCTGCGGAAGCCTTTCCGAATTTCACCAGGTCCGCCTTGAAAAGTACCGGCTGGTGGCTCTCGCAGGAGATCAAAAAGGGCATCCGGTCCGGGGCCCCGGGAGGAAAGCGATACCCGAAACGGATGGAAGCCAAGCGGCGGCGACCGCTGGAAGCCCGGTTCGGGGGCCAGGCGAAACGAATGTACCCGTGGCTTGGCCAGTTGCCGAAGGCGGTGGGGTATCAATACCAGAAGGGCGACAACTCGGTTCTGGTGGGCCCATTGAGTCCGAGCGCCGTCAAGCTATTCGAAAAGCACGAAAGCGGTTCCAAAAGTCCGGCGACGCAAAAGGTGCGTCGCGCGTTTTTCGCCGCCGGAGTCGGGATCAGCAAGAGCAAGCGGACCATCGACCTGCCGGCGAGGCCGACGATCGGGCCCATTTTCGAGGCCTACGAGTCGAAGATCGTGCCCCATATCGAGGAGAAGATCTGGGGCTACCTGACAGGGAACAAATCCAGGAGCAAAAGAACATTGGTCCGGAAATACCGGGTCGTGAAACGATGGTTTTAGGGAGGGGTGCCAGTGACATTGAGAGATCTGGCCCGGAGCGTGCTCGGGCACATCCGGGACGATGCGGCCGTTCGGGCGTGGTGTCTGGCGCAGTACGGAAAGAACATCTCCCTTTTCTTCGGCATCGGCGGCACACCTGACACGAACCCGAAGGATGATGATCTTCCTCTGG